CGTTCAAAAAGGCCAACCCTGGTTACGGGGTGAGCCCGTCGCGCACCTTCCTGAAGGCCGAAGCGGATAAGGCGCAGCAGTCGCCAGCGTTCTACGCGACATACCTTCGGCTGTACCTGGGGCTGCGGACGAAGCAGGCCACCAGGCACATCAGGTTGGAGGACTGGGACGCTACGGAAGGCATGATCGATGAGGACATGCTGGCCGGACGCGCGTGCTACGGCGGACTGGACCTGTCGTCCACACAGGACGTCACGGCCTGGTGCATGGTCTTCCCGAACCGGGCCCTGGACACCGTGGACGTGCTGTGGCGGTTCTGGCTTCCGGAGGACCGCATCGCCGATCTGGACCGCAGGACGGCCGGTAACGCCACCGTGTGGAAGGAAGCGGGAATCCTCCGCACCACACCAGGGAACGTGGTCGACAACGCGGCCATCATCAACCAGATCCTGGAAGACTCGAAGGAGTTCGAGATCCTGTCTATCGGCTTCGACCGGTGGGGATCGAACGACGTCGTGAAGTCCCTCATGGACGAAGACCTGACGTGCGTGCCGATCTCCCAGGGTTTCGCCACCATGACGGGCCCCATGCGGGAGATGCAACGCCTGGTGCTCACCAAGGGGCTCATCCACGGCGGAAATCCGATGATGCGATGGATGATCGACAACCTGGCCGTGGCCATGGACGCGTCGGACAACATCAAACCGGCGAAGAACCTGAGTTCGGAGAAGATCGATGGTGTGTCGGCTCTGGCGAACGCACTGCGGGAGAAGCTGGATTCCGACGAAGTCGAGTACGACATTAGGGAGTCGATCGGGTGAACGCCTGGGTTACGACCGTGCTGGACGCGTTGGGGCTCATGGCGTTGGCCGTTGGAGTAGGCCTGGCGGTCCTGAGCCAGGTGGACGGCTTGCTGGGGGTCGCGGCTGGGTGCGTCACAGGCGGATTGGTTGTCCTGGCGGGATCAGCCCTGGCTCAGGGGCCGATTCTGAGGGCTAAGCGGACACGGAAGAAGGAGGACGGCTATGGCTCTGTTTCGTAGGGACAGGTCGCCGTCGTCGGGCCTGAACTACCGGGACGCGTCCACCCTGGCGGAACACCTGGCGCTGGCCGACCGGATGCGTGGAAGCACCGTGGGTTCCCAGATCGTCACCACCGACACGGCCATGCGCAACTCCGGGGTGTGGGCGTGCCTGCGCCTTCGGGGAAACGTCCTGTCGACCATGCCGGTGGACGTCTACCGCGAGGTTCTGGGCATCGACGTGGAGGTGAAGAAGCCGCCCGTCCTGGTGACCCCAGGGGGAGAGAAGGTCGGTATCCAGGAGTGGCTGTACTCCACACAGGTGGACCTGGACCGAGCGGGGAACACAGTCGGTCTCATCACCGAGAAGGACGGATTGGGGAAGCCTGCCAGGATCGACCTCCAGCCGATCTCCGAGTGCACCATGCGGATCAAGTCGGGCGTGATCACGGAGTTCATCATCGGGAAGAAGTCTTACCGGCCGGAACTGGTGTGGCACGAGAAGCAGTACACCATCGCCGGTTTGCCGTTCGGGTTGTCCCCGGTGGCGTACGCGGCGTGGACGATCGGCGAATACCTGTCCATTCAGGACTTCGCTACCAAGTGGTTCAGTGACGGCGGAAAGCCTTCCGCCATCCTGAAGAACAGCAAGCGGGTGCTGGACACCGGGCAGACAGCGCTGGTGAAAAGCGAGTTCAAGCAGACCACGGCTGCCGGGGATGTGTTCGTCACCGGCAGCGATTGGGAGTACAGCCCCCTGGTGACCCAGCAGGCCTCCATGGAATGGCTGGACGCGAAGCGCTTCGGGATCGCGGACGTAGCCCGGTTCTTCGACTGCCCAGGAGACCTGATCGATGCCCAGGTGTCCGGCTCCACGGTGACCTACGCCAACATCGTCCAGCGCAACCTCCAGTTCCTGATCCTGCACCTGGGGCCCGCTGTGACGCGGCGGGAAACCGCGCTGTCGTCCCTGCTGGCACGTCCACGGTTCGCGCGCCTGAACACGAAGGCGTTGCTGCGCATGGACCCTGAGACCCAGGCGAGGGTACTGGGGTTGCAGATCGACAAGCGCATTCTTGCCCCGTCCGAAGCGCGCGCCATCCTGGATCTTCAGCCGTTCACCGACTCCCAGGTTGCCGAGTTCGACCACTTCTGGCCTGCCAAGAGTGCCAGTTCGGCCGCGTCACCCACCCCGAAGCCCCAGACAGGAGCCGTGTAGCCATGAACATCACTCTGGAGATGCGCGAAGCCGCGCAGCTTCGCGCGAAGAAGCTCACTGCGGAGCCGGGCTTCTGCCCTGAGGGCAGCGCGCGCCTGGCGACCTTCGCCACGGAGGTGCGCGCGAAGAAGGTCACGGTGGAGGGACGGAGCTTCTACCAGTTGGACGGCTACGCCTCGAAGGTGGAAACGCCGTACATGATGTACGACTGGGCGGGCCCGTACAACGAAGTCGTAAGCCGCAACGCCTTCGAGGTGACCCTGTCGAACGCTCCGGATGTGGCGTACCTGGTGAACCACAAGGGTGTCACCATGGCGCGCACCACGAACAAGTCCCTGACCCTGTCGGCGGACGACGAAGGACTTCTCACGAAGGCGCTGGTGAACCCCGGCCGCACCGACGTGAAGGATCTGGTGATCGCGATTGAGGACAAGAACGTGACGGAGATGTCCTTCGCGTTCCAGATCGTGCGCGGAATCTGGTCCCCGAACTACGACGAGTTCCGGATCGAAGAAGTCGACCTGGATCGGGGTGACGTCTCCGCAGTCAACTACGGGGCCAACCCGTACACGTCGGTAGCCGCACGGTCCCAGGAGATCCTCCGCGACCTCCGACACCTCCCGGCAGGGGCGCGGCGGGCCGCGCTCCACGAACTGGAGGACGGCTTCGATATCGACTTCACGAAGGTGGAGGATGACACGGCGAAGCGGTCCATGATTGACCTGGACGCCCTACGGTCTAGGCTGGACGTGGACAACACGAACGGCACGACCACTTCGGATGCTGCGGACTCTCGCGAAGCCGCAGCGGCGAAGGATCAGCAGGGCCAGCAAGGGGCCAGCATCCGACTCACGGAAGCCCGGCTTCGCGCGGCACTGCTGGACTGATGGGCAGTCAGACCCTCAGTCCACCCGAGAGGTAGCGGACAGATCGGGCCGCGACTACCGGCGCTCCACCTCCTCGAAGCAAGCGCGAATCAGACCGCAGCCGCGAGGTTTCCCCCCCATTGAGTACGTGGGTTAGGAGACCCTGTTGTGGATATCGAACGCTTGATCAACCAAATCGAGACGGAGCTGTCCGTCGCGAAGCGCAAGCGGGACCAGGCGCAGGCCGAGATCGAGATCATTCTGAACACTGCGTCGAAGGAGTCCCGCACCGCGCTCGGGTCCGATGAGGACAAGCGCGTGGAGGCCCTCTTCGGTGAGATCGCGGAAGCCAAGGCGGAGATCGCGGGTATCGACGCGAAGCTTGCCCAGGCGCAGCGTGCGCAGAAGGAGGAGAAGGACTCCGAGCAGTACGCGGAGCGGAAGCACGATACGGGCGTGCAGAAGCCTGCGTACGACCGGGTTGCGCGCGTCGGCAACGAAGAGCGCACCTACCGCATCGACAAGGACCGCTCCGGCGGCAAGTTCCTCCGCGACGTCGCACGTCAGTTCCTGTACCGGGACCTGGAGGCGGAGAACCGCCTGGTGCGCCACATGAACGAAGAGCGGGTGGAGCGCGGCGAGTACCTCCAGCGCGCGGCGGGTGACGCGCCTACCACGGCGTTCACCGGCCTGGTCGTGCCGCAGTACCTGACGGACATGTACGCCCCGGCCGTCGCTGCGCTGCGACCGTTCGCGGACATCTGCAACTCCCACGATCTGCCCGCCAGCGGCATGACCGTGAACATTTCCCGGATCACCACGGCGACGTCCGTGGCGAACCAGGCTTCGGAACTGGCCGCCGTGTCCGCGACGTCGATCGATGACACGCTGCTGACGGAGAACGTCCAGACGGCAGCGGGCCAGCAGACCCTCAGCCGCCAGGCGTTGGACCGTGGCACGGGCGTGGAGGACGTGGTGATGTCCGACCTCATGCGTCGGTACGCCACCAACCTGGACAGCACCCTGCTGAACCAGGCCACCACGGGACTGACCAACATCGCCACGGCGACGGCCTACACGGACGGCACGCCTACCGGCCCCGAGCTGTACCCCAAGCTTCTGGGCGCTGCGGCTGGCGTGGAAGCCGCGCTGCTGGCGCAGGCGGTTCCGACGCACGCCGTCATGCACAGCCGTCGCTGGTACTGGCTCCAGAGCCAGCTCACCACCTCCTGGCCGATGTTCGGTCAGATGGGTGTTCCGGCGCAGACCGTGGGCCAGAACAACGGCGTGGGATACAACGCTGGCCTGCGCGGGCAGCTCCCCAACGGTCTGGGAGTGGTGGTTGACAACAACATCGCCACCAACCTGGGCGCTGGCACGAACGAGGACGAGATTTACATCGTCCCGCGTGACGAGTGCCACCTGTGGGAGGACCCGAATGCTCCCCTGTTCATCCGGGCGGAGCAGGCGGCAGCCGCCGCGCTGGGTGTTCTCATGGTGCTGTACGGGTACTACGCGTACTCGTTCCGGCGCTACAGCAACGGCATGGGCAAGGTCAACGGAACCGGCCTTGTGACGCCTACGTTCTGATCGACCCGCACGCGACCACAGCCCCGTCTGGACTCCCAGCCGGGGCTGTGGCGCGCTTACTCACGGAAGGGGTCTCCGAATGGGACTCAGAAACGTACTCGGAGACGTCGCGCTCACCCTGTCCGCGCAAGCGGCCGGAACAGTCGTGAGTGGACCCATCGCCAACTCCGGAGCAGCGGCTGACGTCCTGGTGATGGCGCACGTGACGGCGGTCAGCGGGTCGCCCACACTGAACTACTCCCTGGAGGAGTCAGCGGACGGGGTCTCATCCTGGACCGCCGTCACAGGGTCCGCAGGGGCCCAGCTCACCGCTGCTGGCAACTCCATGGCCAACGCCAGGGCCTCGAAGGCGTTCGTGAGGGTTACGGCCACCGTTGCCGGGACAACCCCCACCGTGACGGGCCGTATCGCGGTCGCGATCTTCACCGAATAGGAAAGGTGTCGTCTCATGTCCGAGAAGGACAGTGCCCAGGAGCCCCAGCGCGATTCCGCCTGGCAGCTCAACACCCGCAACACGGACGCCGAAGCCGTGACCGTGAACGAGGAACCGGCGAACGGCATCCTGCGGCAGCAGCCGGTCACGGAGGAGTCCACCGTGAGTTCCCCCTCAGCCCAGCAGGCGCGCAACGAACTGGAGAACGCGGAGGCC